TTCATCAGCTCAATTAGATAAGATTAGGGCTGGAAATTATTGTTTCTTAGGCTTATTAATCCAAGATGCAAGTACAGCTAATACTCAAATGATGTTAAAATTGGGTGTAGATGAAATGGTTGCAAGTGCATTAGGAGATGATCAATCTGGTTTAATATCATTTGCAGACTTCAATTTATACCAACATCCAGAAGATGATGGAGTAGTTACTGATGGAAGTACATCTGTACAAGGATATGTAGAGGATAAATTATTATCATCATTTACCTTTGATTTAGAGAATGGTGAAGCAGTAGTTGATAAAGTAACTGCAAGATTAGTAGCATATAATTCTACTACTGGAGATTTCTTTGATATCCAAAAAGAGGAATATGATTTTACTATTTATCCAGCAGTAGGAGGAATACAACAAATTAATTTAGATACAACAAGAGCATTTAAGTTAGCATCTGGTTCTGATTTTAATAAGGTAGACTGCTCAATTACTTCTACTGGTGCTAAAGATACTACTTATACATTTAATTGGGCCTTTTCATTTGATTGGGCTGATTATAAAGCATTGGCATCTGCTAATACTGCATTCTATGATTCATCTGAATTAAACAATGGACTTAATCAAAATTCAAGCCATTATTCAATGAATGTGGCTAATTGGGGAGTATATTTATTCTATGATTTTGATATGAATAGTAATGGTAATATTACTACGTATAGACAAATATCTCCAGAGTTGGATGTTTCTAATTATAATGAATACATTGGTACTAATATATGGAGTGTAACTAAGCAATTAACTAATCAAGCTGGTACAAGTACCAATAATAATATATTAGATACTGAGAATACCAAGATTAGCTTTGCATTTACTTCATCATTAGGAGATGTTGGAACTGATTACCAGGCAGTAATTAGATTAGAAGAGTATCAGAATGGTGGATTAAAGAATATATGGGAGATATCAAGCTATAAAGATAGATTAGTACGTGGTAATCCATTAAAGCCTTTAAGTGGACAAACATTTGCAAAAGTGACTAAATCTCCAGTAGATACATTAACGGTTGAGGCTGAAATTGATAAAGATTTAATAAATTTAGGTAGACAATACCAAGTTTCTTCAAGAATATGGACTGGTTTAGCACAAACTTACGTATTTGAAGATGGGGTTAACTATGAATTTGAGGATAGTGTAGATTATGATTTTGAATAAATAATATAAAAATGGGAAAATTAACTGGAAGAACGCTGATATCAGCAAATATAAACGAGGATTTATTAATTCATGTGGTGGATACTACTGGTACACCAGCATCATTTAAGGCTACATTAAGCCAATTGTATGCAGTATTTCCAAAGAATAGTAGTGCTGGTGCAAGTGATGTAGGTTACGTTGCAAGATGGACTGCTGAAGATGAATTAGGAAAGGGAGTTATCCAAGATGATGGTTCAAGGGTAGGTATAGATACGGCACCAGATGCTGTATATAAATTAAATGTTAATGGTGGTGCTATAATTAGTGGTAGTGCTTTAGTTGGTACTACAAATACTGCTGACCGTAAACTTACTCTTGTAAATACTGCTGCACAAGATACTACTGGTGGTAATTATATGGCTTTCTATGAATCTGATCAAACTACAAGAAGAGGTTATATAGGTTTTACTGATGCTGATACTTTTAGAATATATGTACAAGATATTGTAGGTACTTCACAAATTATATTGGATGCTGATGAGATTATTTTAAATTCAACAGACGAAACACAATCAAGTACAATTAAATCTGGTGTTTGGGAAGCTACACCAATTGCAGATGCATATATAGCAAGTGCAGCAACATGGAATGCTAAAGCAGATGTAACTGGATCACCATTAGATAACCAAGTAGCTGTATTTACTAATGGTACTACTATTGAAGGAGATGCTAATCTTACTTGGACTGGGTCAGCTTTAACGGTAACTGATGGAACAGATACTACTGAAGTAAGAGATAAATTTGTATCAGTTAAAAGTGAAAGTGATGATGCTAACTTGTATTTATATGGATATGGTGATACTGGATCTAATTCTGGTGAAATATACTTAGCTGGATCAAGGGGTACTATTGCTTCACCAACAGCTACACAATCTGGAGATACTCTTGGTGAAATTGGTATTTTTGGTGCTGTACCAGGACTTAGACCAGGTGCAAGAATTTTATTTGAAGCAACAGAAAACTATGTAGATACTTCTAACTATGGTACAAAATTTGTTATTCAAACTACTAAAAATGGGACAGCTACTTTAGCAACAAGATATACAATTGATGGAGATGGTAATCATGGTTTTGTAGGTGATATTAAGTATAGCCAACAAGTTTATCAAGATGGTGGTATTTACAACGGTGGTAGTACTGGTACATCGTTTACTCCCAACTTTATTAATGGAAACTTACAGAAAGTTACAATGAGTAATGCTTCTATTACAATAAATAATCCAACTAATGCAAAAGATGGTGCAACATATACTATGTGCTTTGTTCAAGATGCTACAGCTTCAAGAACTATTGCAACTTGGGGATCTGATTGGAATTGGGGAGATGCTGGTGCGCCAGACTTTTCTGGAGGTACTGCTGCTGGAGATAAATTTTATGTAACAGTTATTGTAAATGGAACAGAATTAGATGCAATTTATTCTGGAGTTAAACACTAAGATATGATTATACCTTACGCATTTATGAAACAACAGAGTGGTGGACTACCATACACAACTAATCTATTATGGCAATTTGATGCAAATAATAATGCAAATTTATATGATGCAACAAGTGGTGGTTCTAATCCAGTTAATGGTGGAACGGTTGCAAGATGGGAAGCAGAAAATGATACTGCTATAAAATTTGTTAATGCTTCTGCATCTGAACAGCCAACATGGAATACTGGAGGGCTAAATGGTAAATCTTATGTTGCATTTGATGGTAGTAATGATACATTACAATTACAAACTTGGGATTCAAGTTATGCACCTACACAATTCACAGTATTTTTAGTTGTTAGTAATTATAGTGATAGTGATAGTTACCCTACATTTTTTAGTGTTGGTTCTGGAAGTAGTCAAGGATTAAATATGTATTACATCAATAGTACAAACAATGGAGAAGCATCCTATGGAAATTGGGTATCTAATGAAGTAACAGAAACTAATAATTCTTTTACAGATGGCTCTTCAAACATTTACAGATTTCAAGGTGGTCACAGCACAACATTGCAGAATGAAATAAAAATAAATAATGATTCAGTATTTAGCGCTACTGCACCAACATCTAATTCTTTTGGTTCGCAAAATAGAGCAATATTTGGGGCAATGATTTCTGGATCTACTGGTGAGTTATATGATGCAGATTGCAGACTATATGAAGTATTATATTATAGTGAAAGAGTAAGTGATGCTAACTGCACATTAATCCAAGATTATTTAAACGATAAATATAGTGTATACTAATGGCTAAAGAAATTGAAATATATAATGCTAATGACTTAGAGGATTGGAATTATATGCAAGAAAAAATATATACATCTTTATTTGATAGAGATTTATACACTTCTTATGCAACAAAGAAATTAAATAATAGAGATGGTTCTGAGATTGGATTGATTATAGATGTTAAGTGGAAAGAGGAAATAATTGAATTAATGACTGAAGAAGAGCAAAGTAAATTATTAATTATAACCAAAGAAACACATCCATCATATTATGATGTAGAAACAAAGCAATAAAATTTTACGTATATTCACCAAAAAAGGTAACATGAACAAGACTATTGAATTAACACCAGAAGAAGCTAATGGATTGATTGAAATGATGCATATTGCAGTAAAGACAGAAGGGCTAAATGTAGCTGGATTTTGCTCTGCAATGCAGATTAAATTAAAAGAGGCTTTTAAGGTTGAAGAAACTGAGGAAGTAGAAGCATAGTAATGATTATAGGTAATTTCACAGATACTGATCCAGCTGTACAAGGTGGATACTTGGATAGGTTAATAGCTACAGCAATACAATTACCTACACAGCCATCAGCCCCAACATTATCATTAACAATACCAGAAGTTTGTTGTGATTGTTTAGGTGTATTTGGAGGTGGTTCTGAGGATTACCAGAATGATAAATCCACATTCTTTTATAGAAGATCACAAGCAACAGATACAATTACGCTAAAGCTAAAGAAAGATGGTGTTGAAGTAGCTACAATTACAGATAATACCTATGGTACGCTGTATGATTTTGGTACTTGGACAACAGAGCCACAGAATAATTACAAGATATTTATTATTGATTGGGATTCAGTTTATACAGCTTTTAGTAATGGAGTGTATCTAATTAATGCTGAGTATTCAGTTATTGGAAGTACATTTGAGATACCAAGCCAAGAGTTTAAGCTACAAGAGTATAGTGATTACAGAGCAGATGGAACGGTATCATTTGCATGGACACAGAACGGTAGGATTAGAAATAGTGAATTTGATTATACTGGTTTAGATATTACTCAATACATCAGATTAGATGGTAAATTTGGAGGATGGGATCCAGCATTAGAAAAGGATGAAATAATTTATTCTAATTATGAGAGGAAGCAAGTACAAGATGAAATAGTAAATAGCTATTCATTCCAATCTAAATTAGTAGATAGCTATATCTCTAAGCTACTGATTAATGATATGATGTTAGCAGATTCAATCAATGTAACAGATTTTAATTTATACAATCACAGAAAAGATTATATTAACTTCCAATTAAGGCAAGATGAGGTATCAATTGAGGAATTTCCATCAAGTGATAAGGCAGTTTTAGATTTGAAGTTTACTGATAAAGTTAAAAATCATTTAAAACAGCAATAATGGAAGCACCAAAGAATTCAATGGCATGGTTGCCAATTATAATACCAGCATTAACTTCATTCATGGTAATGTATTACGGTGCTAATCTGCAAGATGAAAAGGAAACTGATGAGAAATTATTAGAAGAAGTGCAAAGTATTAACAGAGAATTGCATGAAACTAATGTAACATTCAAAGGAATCCAAGTGGAGGTAAAGCATTTATCTATGGGCCAAAAGAAGATGGAGGAAAGGATTGATAGAATTGAGCAAAGGATTAGAAGATGAGGCTGGAATTAATAAGGCATAAAGATAATGGTGTTCAAACTATTGGTACTTTATCAATTTGGGATGAAGATCTAATTCTTTTTACTTGTAAAACGCTTGAATTACCTTATAAGGACAATGCTAAGAACATAAGTTGTATCCCAGAGGGTAAGTATCCAGTTAAGCACAGAGAGAGCAAGAAATACGGTAAGCATCTACACATCCAAAAAGTACCTAATAGAACATATATATTAATGCATTCTGCTAATTTCTTCCATCAGCTGGAAGGATGTATAGCAGTTGGGAAGGAATTTATGCATATAGATGATGACCAACAGATTGATATTAATGCATCCAAATTAACATTAAAAAGAATTGTATCTTTATTAGATATTGATGAAGAGCATAAAATTGTAATTAAAGATAAGATCATGATGGATAAAAAACAATTATTTACAAGTATTAAAAAAGGTGCAAAAGAAGGATTACTTTCTTTTAGTCTTAATATTGGTAAAAATAAAGCAGATGGTGGAGAGAATCCAAAAGGCAAATTAAATAAGCCAAGACTTATAGCTATGGTAATAAGCCAAGTAGCTAAATACTTTTTAGCCTATAAAGGTGTAGAGTTTATTGCACCAGAAGAAGTGGATGTGATAGTAAATGGTATTTTAGGCTTGTTCTAATATATACTTTGTTCAACCTTTAGGGCCTTTTCTTTATAGTTAAGGCCCTTTTTTTGTATATTGGTATAGGTGGTTGTTTCAATGGAATGACTATTTTGTTCTATTGGGAGAGGGATAATTTTCGGATTATTCCTCTTTTTTTGTTTTATTTAGAAACTTTTTTATATATTTGATGTATAACAAAGAACAAAACGATAGAACTTATGACAACAATAGAAAAAATATTAAGAGCAAACGGAGTAACTACAACAACAGAAGGTGTATTTGGAAATACCGTTATTATTGCATGGGATGATTTAGGAATATTTGAAGAAGCAAGATTTAACATTGATGCTGATTTAAGTAATGTTTACGAATTTTTAGGGTATTAATATGAGCAAGAAACTAAATGCCCTTATCAAGATGATTCAAAAGATTGATACATCAGAAAAGTTATTCTTAGGAGAATTATTAATTGAGAGAATGAGAGATAATCTTAATGATGATGAATACGCAGAAGCAACATTTACATTAGAATTACAAAGAATTAAAACAGAGATTTTATTTATTTAAATTTATTATTATGATCAAAATTATTGCAACAGAAGGAAACACTACAAAATGGGAACCAGTAGAAGCTGGTACTCACTTAGCAAGATGTGTAAGAATGGTACACATTGGAACGGTAATGGAAAGCTATGCTAATGAGCCAGCTAAGCCAAAGAACAAAGTATTTTTAACATGGGAATTTCCATCAATGTTAATTGAAGGTGGTGATTATGATGGTAAGCCAAGAGTTATATCTAAAGAATATACATTGAGTTTACATCCAAAGACTACTTTATGTAAGCATTTAGTAGCATGGAGAGGTAAATCTTTTAGCCCAAAAGAAGCAGAAGCATTTGATATTACTAAACTACTTGGAGTGGCTTGTATGATTACGGTGGTCCACAATGAAGTAGGTGATAAGGTTTATGCTAACATTGGAACTATTTCTGGATTACCAAAGGGATTAGAAGCACCAGAGCAAGTATTAGAGAGTTTAGCAGTTAATGCTACTAATATTGATGAGCATTCTGATAGCATCCCAGATTACATAGTTGAGAAACTTAAAACATCTACTGAGTTTTTAGCATTGGCCCAAACACCAACAGCTGAAGAGCCAGTAGTAAAAGAAGAAGAGGAAGAAGAATTACCATTTTAATTTAGTGTAGGGAAGGGGGTGCATCCTCTTCCCTTTTTAAAAAGTAGAACAATGGAACTAATTAATTTAATAGATGAGCAGATTATTACCAAGAGTGTAATAGCTGAGATAGTAGAAGAAGCAGTTAACGCTGTAAAAGAAGGCCACATTGATCCAATAGAAGCAGCCATTAGATTAAAAGCCAATGAAGAGATTCTAAAGGACATTAGAAAGCAATTAGATGACTTAATCATAGATCAAGCAGAGCAATATGCCAAAGGTGAGAGATTCTTGCAAGGTGTAGAGTTTAATGTGGTAAATGGAAGAAAGGCTTATGATTTCTCTGATGATGCTGAATGGGCTGAATTAAAGGCTAAAATAAAAGCCAGAGAAGAATATTTAAAAGCTAGGCCTAGTTTTGATCCAGAAACTGGAGAAGCTAATCCAACAAAGATTAAATATGGTAAGGATTATTTAACAATAAAATTTCCAAAGTAATGAGAAAGGAAGAATTTTTTGATGCATTAGACAAGGGCTTGTTCAATTTAACAGCCCTTGCTAAGATGATTGGTATTACAAATCCAACAATGTACTCCAAAGCTACAAGCAAGAAGTTTAAGCAATGGGAGATAGATAAACTAATTGATGCTGGTTTAATTGTACCAGATAACTTATTAAAAGATTGGGGTGATTATGTAAGGGATGAATTTATGTCCAATAAGACTACTGAACTTAGTGATGATACTATTTATAATTTAGAATTTGATAAATTTCTGCTGTATGCCAAAATATAAAGAAGAAAGAAGTGGATATATCTTTAATGAGAAAAACCAGTTGCTATTTGTTACTGCTGGATATGATAACATAAAAGATATAGTATGTAGAATTCAATTGTTTCTATTAGAAGTAGATATGGATTTTGGATCTGAGGCAATAAGAAGAGCCATATATTCACCAAAGTTATTCCAAGATAAATTTTATTTCAGTTTAAAAATATCAGATAAATATGAAAGCTGAAGTACAAATACATTATAAGATTTCCACCCAAAAGGATTGGAGATTTGCATCTATTAGGCTAAATAGTTTATCAATGGATTCAGTAATACTGATTATTGAGAAGAGGCTAAAGATGATGCATCCAGATGAAGAGAAGAAAATTGATTATAAAATTATAGGAATTAGCTGATATGAAAGAAACAATTAGAATATACGCAGAAGAGATAGTAAACATAGTAAATAAATCAGATAGCAATTTTGATGCAATAGAACAATTAGAAGATTTACTAAGTAAAATTGTAAGAGTAAGTGATAGAATTACTAATAACACATAAACAGAAAGAATTGGCTAAAACATTTTATCCTTTTGATGTATTAAATGGTTCAGTTACAAAAGGCAAAAGCAAGATATATGGTGCAATGGGTGAAATAGTAGTAAAAGATTATTTTATATCCAAAGGCTTATCAGTTGATGATAATGCTACTTATGACTATGATATGATAGTGAATGGATATAAGATAGATATCAAGACTAAAAGAATAAATACATTACCACAGCCATATCACAATGCCAGTATTCCAGCTTGGAACATAAAACAAGAATGTAATTTCTATCTATTTATGAATGTAATGGTAGATTTATCCAAAGCATTTATTTTAGGATATAAAGCCAAAGATGCATTTTATAATCAAGCCACATTTAATCAAAAGGGAGAAGAAGATCATAGTGGCTGGTGCTATAAAACTGATTGCTACAACATAAAAGTAGATAGATTAAAACAATTCAAATTATGAAGCTAGATCAGATAATAGAGCATTTTAAAGAGAATGGAATACCTAAAGGCCCAATACGCTATAATCAATGTACGGTAATCCAAGATCCAGCTAAAATGGTTGAAAGCCACATTAGAATCTTAAAAGGAAATCCTAAAAAAAAGCATTTTTTACCATATTATAAAAGACTTTATTTTTTGGTAGGGGTTTCTCCGACAAAAGACAAAGTTTAGTACCGAATTAGTCAAAGCTACAAAAAGCAATATTGAAAAAAATTTTGATTTACTTTTTCGTGGAAAACTTTGTCTTCTTTGTCTGAAATAAAGGAAAGATAGAGTATCACTAAGTTTCCTTTCCGACAAAGTTGCGCCAATCAAGAGCCAAACTTGGTCAAATTTGTAAATAGCTTGTAATAATGAATTCTATTTGATATTTTTAAATTATCGTAGTCTTAATTTAGCGATTAGGTTCAATGAGGTTGCACGGTCCTGCTACGATTCTTTTATTCACCGTGTTAAAAAAAATCGTGTTATGAATAAAAATGAATTTTGGAAAGATATTCCTAATTATGAGGGATATTATCAAGTATCTAATCTTGGAAGAATCAAAAGAGTATCTACAAATAAGATTCGTAAATCTCACAAAGAAAATAATGGTTACCATAGGATTACTTTATCCAAAGATGGAGTAAGAAATATATATCTTGTACACCAATTAGTAGCTTTTGCTTTTCTTAATCACAATACTGATAAAAGAAATATTGTAGTTGATCATATTGATAATGATAAATCAAATAATCATCTTGATAATCTTCAAGTAGTTTCCAATAGAGTTAATACAAGTAAAGACAGAAGAGGAGGAACATCAAAAAAGATTGGTGTACATTATCAAAAGAGTAATAATAGATGGATTGCTCAAATTTGCATAAATGGAAAGCAAAAATATTTAGGTTGTTATAAAACTGAATTGGAAGCAAGTAAAATATATCATAAAACGATACAAAAATATAAACTATTATGAGAGTGACTATTTTTCGTAACATCCATAGTACAGCTACTGGATTTGACAGAACACCAGATTTTATTTTTGATAGAATACGAAATGGTGCTTCTAAGGACTTAATTAAAGAAATAAGGGGTAAGACTACCAAAACTGAAAAGAATGCCCTTAAAAAGAATCTACCGAGCATCTGCTGGAGTGGTAGATTCAAAAACAGATCAGATATTGGATTGCTTGAGCATTCTGGATTGATATGCTTAGATTTTGATGGCTTTAAAGATGAAGAGAGCCTAAAGGATTGGAAGCAAATAACAGAAGGTGTAGAATTTACTTATGCATCTTTTATATCTCCATCTGGAGAAGGCTTAAAGGTAATAGTAAAGATTCCACAATGTAATAAGGATGATCATAAGCTGTACTTTGAGGCTTTAGAAGATTTCTTTCAATCTCCACATTTTGACGTATCATCTTCCAACATTAGTAGAGTATGCTATGAATCTTATGATCCAGAGATTTATGTAAATGAGGATTCTACTATATGGGAGAAGATGAAGGAAGAGGATATAATGATTACTGCTGAAGTAGATCCTCCATTGATTCTTAAATCTACATCCAAGATAATACAGAATATTTTAGTGTGGTTCAATAAGAACTACAATATGCAAGAGGGAGAAAGGAATGAGAATCTATTTAAGTTAGCTGCTGCATTATCTGATTATGGAATAAATCAATCAGAAGCAGAGCATTTAGCTTACCAGTATATCAATAAGGACTTTACAGAGCAAGAGATTAATACCATTATTAGATCAGCTTACAGAAGAGGTAGTGTAAATTTTGGTTCTAAATTCTTTGAGGATAGAAGTACCTATAACAAGATAGAAGATAAGATTAAGGATGGAAGAACACATAAGGATATTGTAGCATCCTTTACAGACTATACTAAGGTAGAAATAGAAGATGCCATAAGCCAAATTAAAGTAGTAGCATCTACGGTTGAGTTTTGGGATTTTGATTCTAAAGGTAAGATAAGATTAAGGCCACATAAATTTAAAGAGTTTTTAGAGCAGAATGGTTATGCTAAAATATATCCATCTGGATCTGAGATTCCAGTATTTATAGAAATGGATTCTAATATAGTAGATAATACATCTACACAAAGAATAAAGGATTTTGTACTTAATTACTTAATGGATAATAGTGGTGATTTTGGAATGAAGCCGTATGATTACATGGCAGATAATCCTAATTATTTTAGTGAGAAGTATCTATCATTACTTGATTCAGTAGATATAAACTTCAAGAGAGATACTGCTGATACTTGCTATCTATACTACCAGAATTGTGCATTGGAGGTAACAATGACTGAGGTAAAAGAGATTGATTACATGAATCTTAATGGCTTTATTTGGAAGAAACAGATAATACAAAGAGATTATAAAGCAGTTGATCATCATAATGCAGAGTATAGAAAATTCATTTGGCTTATAGCTGGTCAGAATAATATGAGGTATAATAGCTTTAAATCTGTAATAGGATTCTTCCTACATTCTTATAAATCTGCTGGTAAAAATAGAGCAGTAATCTGTAATGATGAGGTTATATCTGATAATCCAAATGGAGGAAGTGGTAAGGGCCTATTTGCTCAAGCATTAGGTAAGATGAAGAATCTATCTATATTGGATGGTAAGCAGTTTAATTTCAATAAATCATTTCCATTTCAAACGGTTGGAGTAGATACACAGATACTTGATTTTGATGATGTATCTAAGAACTTTCCTTTCGAGAATATGTTTAGCTTGGTAACTGAAGGAATAACATTAGAAAAGAAGAATAAGGATGCTATCCACATTCCATTTGCTGATACTCCAAAGATATTGATGAGTACTAATTATACTATTGGTGGAGTTGGTGGATCATTTGAGAGAAGAAAGTTTGAAATAGAATTTAGTAGCTACTTCAATGTAAGATATACTCCAGCTGATGAATTCGGTAGGCAATTATTTGATGATTGGGATGATGCAGAATGGCACATATTCGATAACTATATGATCCAATGCTTACACTACTTTTTAGAGAATGGATTAGTATCTCATGATTTTGTGAATCTTCAGAAGAGGAAGTTTATTAAGGATACATCATTTGATTTCTATGAGTGGGCAATGGATGAGGATAATATTAAGGTGGGACATAGCTATGTTAAGAAGCAATTATACAATGATTTTACTGATGAGTATAATGATTACAAGAAATGGCTAACACAAAATAAGTTTTCTGGATGGGTGCAGAAGTTAGCTTTATATAAGGGTGTATTCTATGATGGTAAGAAGAAGAATCAATTCGATGAGAGATGCCATATGCTATTAAAGAATGATCCAAATTTGGTAAAGCCAGAAGTACAAGAAGAAGAAATTGATGAACTACCTTTTTAGATTATGAGAGATAAAATTATAGCATGGTGGAGTGGTGGAGTTACTTCTGCTGTAACTTGCCAATTATGTATAGATATCTATGGTTTAGATAATGTAAGAATAATCTTTATTGATACACATAATGAAGATGATGATACTTACAGATTTTTATCTGATTGTGAAAAGCAATATGGTAAGAAGATAGAAATAATAACTGAAATAGGTAATGAATATACAAGCATCCAAGATGTATGGAAGAAACATAAATCTTTAAATGTAGCAAATGGTGCTATTTGTTCTTACAAGTTAAAAAGAAGGGTAAGAGAGAAGTGGGAAAAACTAAATACTTGGGATGCACAAGCCTTTGGATTTGAATTAGATGAGGTAAAAAGGGCTAAATCTATGAAGCTAAATCATCAACAAACTAAACCTATATTTCCTTTATTAATGTATGGATTAACTAAAAAAGATTGTATTAAAATGATAGAAACATGGAATATAGAAGTACCAATGATGTATAAATTAGGTTTCCATAATAATAATTGTTTTAAAACTGGTTGCGTACAAGGTGGTATAGGATACTGGCAAAAGATGAAAAGAGATTTTCCAGAAAAATTTGATAAAATGGCAGAAGTAGAGCATGAATTAACAGATTTAAAAGATAAGCCAATAACAATGCTAAAAGATCAAAGTAAAAATGGAGGATTAGTATTTTTAAAGCCACATTTAAAATATCCTAATATTAAGGATATAAGCATGATGAAAGGAAGAGAGCCAAAGCCATTAATGGAATGTAATGGATTTTGTGGAATTAATGATTTATCTGATAGAACAAGTACAGAAGAAGAGATTAATTTTAACAATCAGCAGAAACTTTTTTGATTTTAGTAATTTTTTTATATATTAGTAAAACTATGAACAAAGAACAATTAAAAAGCAAGCTGGATATAGTCAAGGATTATATTAAGTTTAATACAGATGCAGAGAAGATTGCTGATATCTGTAACAACAATCCACATCAGCAGATTGGATATTATTTAGGGGCTTTAAAGCAGATTAAAGCTGATTTAGAAGTTATTCAACAGATGTTAGATGAGCAATAACCATCTCAGAGAATTTTATAAGGGTGCTACTGCTGGTGTTTACTATGTGGTATGTACTCTTTTATTTGCCTATATAATCTTAATGGCAGTTATTTAAAACAATAGAACAATGAAAGCAGAAACAATAGAACAATTAAGGCTTTTAAGCAGAGATATGGAAGATGCAGTATGTAGGGCTGCTGATATGCTAAAGCCTTATGAAGATAATCCATTAATAGCCTATGGAATTTACATAGAAAAATTAGCAGCTTTTTATGAGAGGCTTGATGAAACAATTAAATCAATATAAAACAATAGAACAATGAAGTTATTAGATAGAACAAAAGCAAACACTTACAAGGTAGCATCATCTGGTGCAGAATTAGTTGAAGGAAACCTATATCATTTTGGATATGTAAACGAACAGAGAAGAGTGATTGGATCTCGTGGAGTAGTTTATAAAAGGCTAAATAGTGATGAGGTAATCATTAAAACCAAATCAGAAATATCTTACGCAGATCATTTTGTTGATTTTGGAACTGTTTATGGTGAAGAACAAGAGGATAATAACCTAAAGGAATATTTGGATATAATGATCATGAATGAATCAGAAAAAACAAGATTTACTTTAGAAGCTATAATTTTTGAGAAGGCCAGAATTAAGAAGATAGAAGATAAGATTAAAAGCCTTAAATATAAGCTATCTGTTGAAAAGAATAAAAAACAATTCCCACAGATAAAGAAACAGATTGAGCAATTAAAAAGTGAGATATAATAACAATAGGACAATGAAAGTGAAATTTGTATTATACGGTGGATTTAAGGATGTAGAGCATGAAGATTATTGTCTTGCTAATCCAATATATTGTGATTGGAAACATCCATTTTTACCAAGAAGAGGTGAGCAAATAAATATTAAAAATTTGTTTCCAGAGGAACTTAAAAGGCTTGAATTACCCGATAATTTTTATATTATAAGAGATATAGAATGGAATAAAAACCATGTAGAAATATGGTGTGAGGGTGAAAATTAAACAATAGAACAATGTACGATTTAGTAATATATTTTGATGCGGATAATGTAGATTATGAATTTATAACAGAAAGACAATCACCAGTTGTCCCAATTGTAGGCAATGAAATGATGATTGTTTATGATGGCCATTCATATTGGGGAGATGTAACCAATATCATATATAACTTTGAAGAAGAAGGTGAATTTTGTATTAAAGTAATTGTAAAAGAATCTTAACATGATGAATTTTGATGAAACTAAAATAAGAGTACTTGATGATGAAGATGATAATAAAGTACTTTGTAGTTATGCAGCAGAACAAATTAGAGCATATCTAAAAACATTTGGTCAATTACCAAAAGATAAGCAAGTGTTTACTCATCCAGATACTGATTGTTATTATATCCATATTGAAATAATTGATCCAATAGAAAATATGATTTTTTGCTTTATAGATTATAGTGCCGGTTAAAATGATCCAATTATATCCATATCAAAATAAATTAATCGGGGCACTAAGGGAATCCTTTCTATCTGGGAATAAGAGGATTGTTCTTTGTGCCCCTACGTAGCTGGTGCTGGAAAAACGGTTATGTTTAGCTATATGATAGCCCAGCACATTAATAAAGGTGGTAAAGTATTGGTTTTAACTGATAGAAAGAAACTACTACATCAAGCTACCTCATCATTCCATCATTTTGGAATTGATCCACAGCATATAACAGCAGATACTAAGGAGATAACCAACACCAATTGTACCGTTGCAATGGTAGAAACGCTGTACAGAAGAAGAGATGCTTACAAGGCTTTTATTGAATCATGTACAATGATCGTAATTGATGAGGCACATAAGACTTGCTTCGAGAAGCTATTTGAGTATTTCAATCCTAATACATTTATCATTGGTGCTACAGCTACACCATTTAGAACTGGACAACAATCTTCTATGGATGTATATTATCAAGATATCATCCAAGATATAGATACAATTGATCTACTAAAAATTGGTAAGCTATCTAAGTGCAGAACATTTGGTATAGATGTACCATTAGATAATGTAAAAAAGACTGCTGGAGATTTTAATGGTAAATCATTGGGCCAGATGTATGATGAGAATAGAATCTATGATGGAGTAGCTGAGAATTATATTAAGCATTCCAATAATACTAAAGCTATTTGCTTTGCATCAAGTATTCAATCTGCTGAAAGATTATATCATGAGTTGATGCAGAAGGGCCTACAATGCTATCTAATCCATTCTAATAAGCCAGATAAGGTAAATGATGGGATCTTAGAATATTTTGGTGAATGCAAGCCTAATGAAACTAATATACTGATCAATGTAGGAATATTAACAGCTGGTTATGATTGCCCAGATATACAAACGGTTATCCTATACAGAGCCACAACATCTTTACCTTTATTTTTGCAGATGGTTGGAAGGGGATCAAGAATTACTCCTAATAAAGAATCATTCATATTACTTGATTTTGGTAACAATATTAAACGCCATAACTTCTGGGAATCACCACGTATTTGGGATTTAAAGAAGAAGAAGAAAGCAAAGGGAGTAGCACCTATAAAGGAATGCCCAATGTGCGAATCATTTCTACCAGCATCAGCTAAAGAATGTGGTTATTGTGGACATGAGTTTAAGGAAACACCAGAAGAAAAGTTAACTAAAAAGATAGCTGAGTTAAAAGAGTTATCAAGAAATGATATTTTAGAGCAAGACTTAAAAGACAAGGTATTGCTATGTAAGGCAAAGGTAATATCTCCTTTTTGGGTTTTACACAATCTAAAGGATATTGAAGAAGCCAGAATTTTTTGTACTTTAATGGGGTATAAAAAAGGTTTTGAGTATGCAAACAAAAATAGATTCAAAGTTTTCAAGTAGTGAAGATAGAATCCAAGCATCATGTTATACATGGTT